CGCAGGCTGATAGGCGCCTAACCCACCAGCTAAGCGCGCGGCGTAGCCGTCCGCTTGAGCGAACGGTTAGGCCATGTTGAACGAAGAGGAAACCATGACACATAGCAGAGTGACGCCACAAGGGCGCGCCATGGGCAAAAACGCCGCACGGCTGGCCGAGCTTGGCCGCGCCAGACTTGTCGAGATGGGCCTAGACGGCATCAAAGTCGGCAGCCTGCGCGGCGAGATGTGCAAGACCTGCGCATGCCAGCCTGGCAGCGTGCCGAACGGTTGCCTGCAAACGCAACTGGATCTGCTTAAGGCCGCTCACGAAGGCAAGCCATTCCTGTGTCACGCCCCCATGGACGGGAAGTTGTGCGCCGGATGGGTTCGTGTCCGTGCAGAGCTAGTGGCTAGGCCGCTCCCGCCGCAAGTGGTCGAGCTTCTGGACAAGTGGGAATACACCCCGCCTGACGAAGGGGCCTAACGTGCCCATGAGCGGACCCCACCGGCGCTGACCAAACATGAAGACGCACAACTGCTGCCCGCCGGTGAGGGTCCGCTCGATGGGCGTGTTATGGCGCACGCGCTGCTGCTGGCCTGCCGACTGGCCGAGCCGGCACCCCTGCGCGAGCAAGGGCACGGCGCACGGTGGACACGGCCAATCCGTACTTGTCGGCTGCAGCCTGGGGCGTGCAGCCGGTGCGCTGGATGTGGGCCAGCGCGAGGCCCACTTCGCGGGAGGGCCTGCCGCTCATTGGCCGGGCAGCCGCAGGTGCGGGGTGCGAACAGCGGCGAGCGAGACGACGGTGTTGCCGGACTCCTGCCAGTTGTTGTTCACGATGTCGGCGGCGTTCGATTCCTCGACCCCGTCCTCGATCAGCAGGCGCAGGGCGCGGTTCATGAGGTCGAGGTCGGCTTGGCTGAAACCGCTGGTGTTGTCGAGAGTGAACATTTGGTGTCTCCGGTTGCGTGTTGCGATGCCTGAATAATAGAGCATCATGCGCCAATACGCAAGCGGAATTTTTGTTGGGGCGAACCCTAAGCCAGCCCTGCGCCATAACGTTGCCAATGAGGCGGGGCAAACGGCGCTGCCGCTGCCCGCTACACCCACAACCCGACCCGCCGTTTGACCTCGCCTCGATTGGCGTGTTAGGCCCGTTTTAACCGGAGCAAAAGAATGGCTGAACTACACCCCGACAACGCCTGCACTACTGCGCGCGCCGCGCTGGGCTACGCGCAGGCGTTTGATGGCAAGGGCATTGACTGGCAAAGCGATGAGCCGTGGCCGCACCGCATTGAGCTTGCGCAGGCGCTTGACTGGATCACGGAACTTGGCGCGATGGTGCTGAACCTGGCCGACCGCGTGCCGGCCGTGGTTCCGTGCGGTTGCCGCGAAGGCGAGTGTGAGAGCAAGCCGACCGGCTGCCGCATGGCTGATGAAATTGGCACCGATGCGCAGTAACGGGCCTAACTAGTCGATACGACGACCATGAAAACTCGCAGCCGTCACCATCGCAGCAAGTGGGCGCACTGCAACACGCCGGAAGCACTGCGCCGCCGACGCGCAGCAGCAGACGCGCGCCGCGAGGCCATCGCGTCCACGCTGCCGCCAGCCTACGCCGGCCCAGCGCCAGCAGCGCCATGCTGGTCGACCTGACCCCGGGCGCCATCGTCTGCGGCGAGATCGACGGCGAGATGGAGTCCTTCGACACCATCGGCGACCTCCTCCAGTACCTGCTGGACCAGTACCGCATGGCCGAGCAGGGCAGCATGCCGCACGCTCCTGGCGCGCTTCAGGCGCTGGACCTGTTGCGGCTGGTCGTCTGCCCGAAGTAGTAGCCCATCAGGCCGCCGACGATGGTGCCGACGATCAGGCCGGCGATGCTGGCGCGCACGTCGTCGCTCCAGGTGGCCGTGCCGACCACGCCGATGATGGACAGCACGACGATGTAGACCAGCGGCAGCAGCGCCAGGGCGATCCAGAAGCTGTGACTGGCCAGCAGCCCACGCAGGCCATCCGCGCTGCGCGCCAAGTCGGCCTTCCGCGCGCCATCGATGCCGCCGCCACCAGCCTCGGCCAGCTCGAACCAGCGCGCCTCGATGGCCTGGGCGGCGGTCTGCAGCGCCGCTGGATCGGCCTTGATGGCTTCGGCGGCGGCCTGGGCGTTTGGCGCCCCGGTGGCCTGCTGCACGATCTGCACCGCCAGCTCGGCCGCCTTGACGTTGCGCTCGGCCACCTCGCTGCCGCTGCCGAACAGTCGGCCGAGTTTCGGGATGGACTCCACCAGCATGGGCAGGGCGGCAGCGACGAAGGCGGGGATGGGCATGGCGCTCTCCTGTGCCGGCGCGGCCGGCGTCTCGGGTTGCGGCGCAGCCTGCGCCCGGGTGGATCTGTCGACGATCGGCGCAGGCGCCTGCTTGGCGTCTGCCAGCGCGGCGCGTGCACGGCGCCAGGCGGAGATGCGCTCAGCCTCGTGGTTCGCCGGCCTGCTGCTGGATGCGTTGCCGCGGTTCACGGCCCGGCCGATGCGGATGCAGGCCGCCTCGGTGTCGGCGTCGGCCTCGTCGTTCAGGCGGCGCATGTCCCAGTAGTACGCGGCGCTCCAGGCCGCCCAGTTCGGGCGCTCCAGTTGCGTCGGGTCGGCCTCGAAGTCCGGCACCGTCGGCCCCATGGTGGCGCGCAGGCGGTTCCGCAGTGCGCGATAGTTCGTCCTGCCGGTGGTCTGGATCAGGCCGCGGCCGCGGTACAGGGGTCCGTCGCCAGGCTCTGTGTTGCCCAGGTCGGCCCGGCCCTCATAGGCGCTGCCATCGGCGATCTCGCGCACGTAGCGCAGCGCGCCGGACTCGACCACCAGCTGCGCCAGGAACTGCGCCAGGCGGGCCGGCGTGGCGTTGATGCCGTAGCGGGTGCAGGCGCCGTCCAGATCGGCGGCGAACGTAGCGGCGCGCTCGGCCGTGCAGCCGGTGGCACGCACCAGCAGGTCGGGCAGCACGCGGATCATGCTGGCGCCCGCACCAGGTCGATGATGACGCCGTGCGTCGTGGCCGCGTAGCGCTCAGCGTTCGCGCGGTCGATGAACACGGCGCGGAAGCCCTCGCGAGTGATGACAAGCCAGGCCTCGACGGTCATGCTGTCGCCCCCGTGAGAAACCGGCCGACCTTGGCCGCGATGTCCCACCCCAGGAACTTGGCCACCATGGCCACGATGACGACGATCAACAGCCATCTGGACGCCGCCGACCGGATCAGCCACCAGACGCCACGGCCCGCGGCAGCCGTCGCGCGCTCCTGCGCCGCCTTGGCCACTTCATCAATGACGGCGCGCAACACGGCGGGGTCGGTGACGGTGGCCCTGATCCCATCGGCGATGGCCTGCACCTGCGCGGCCTGCGACCGTCTGGCGTGTTCCTCCATCTGCTCCATCAGCGTCGCCATGACACGCTCGAAGTGCTCTGCTGGCACGGTCACGGCGCCGCTCACTTGGCCACCCATCCGGTGTTGCCCGTCCCGCTTTCCTTGACGTAGAGGCTAGTGCTGGCGCCGCCGTCGCTGCGCATGTAGAGGCTGCCGATGGGCGCGGTGGTCACGCCCTCGGGGCTGCCGCTGCCCGCGGTGATGCGCAGGCCGCCGACCCACACGTCGGCCATGTTGATGGTCGCCAGCACGCCCAGGGCGCCCAGGCGGTGGTCCTCGTAGCTGCTGACCTGGCTGCTGGCCGCGACGACCTTGTAAAGCCGCATGTAGGTTGCCGGCGTGTTCCAGTTCGTCGTGCTGGTGCTGGTGGTCACGGCACCGGTGCTGCGGTGGGCCACCACGTAGTTCGTCGCGTTGCTCAGCGTCACCGTGCCGTTCGCAATGGCAGTGCCGCCCCAGCGCCCGCCGTAGTAGCCCCACGTCAGGCCGGTGGTGGTGCTGGCCCGCCGGCCGTACAGGCTCGGCCCGCTGATCGCGTCTGCGGTCTCATTGACGCGCAGTTCATTGTTCGCGGTGCTGGTGCTCAGCTGGTCCAGGTGGGTGGTGCTGTCTGCCATGCTGCTGGCTCCTTAGATCGTGAGGCTGGCCGGGTATCCACGGCCGACCGTGGCGCTGACTTGGTAGACCGTCGCGGTGTAGCCGGTCAGGTCTTGGATCAGTTCGTAGCCAACGGCATCGAGGTCGGCACTGCCGCCCTGCAGTTCGTTGACGTAGACGACATCGGCGCTGTCGACGTAGGCCAGTGAAATGCCGCTGCCGACAGGCTGCAGGCTGACCAGTTCGCCGGTGGCGCTGCTCAGCCTCAGAAGCCTGAACCCATCGCCAGGCGTGAACACCATGCAAACGACGTCGCCGTCATAGTCGAGGAACTGCGCGTCAGCGGTTGGCTCGTAGTCCGGGAATACCTCGACCACCGACCCGTCGCTCAGCGCATAGACGGCCACGTGGTCGCCGTAGCCGGCCACGAACACCAGCGAACCGACGACGCGGATCTCGGTGACGTAGGTCGGCGCGATGCTGACGCGCCAGGTCTCGCTCGCGCCGCTGATGTTGAACTTGACGAGTTCGCCCGTGGCGTTGTCGAAGAAGTAGAGGTCGCCGCCGCTGTGCGTGATCCCCAGCGGCGAACCGCCGACGGCGTGCACGGTCCCGGTGGCCACCAGCGTGCTGGCATTCAGCGCTCGCAGGTTGCCGGTGAACGGCTCGGTGACCCACAGGTCCGTTCCGTCGTGCGCCATGTAGCCGAAGTCCGCCAGGTCGGTAGCATCACGCTGCGCCGCGATCGTGGTCGGCGCCGAAAGGTCGACGCGATACACGCGGTTCGCAAGCGTCACCGACGGCACCGACAGCAGGTCAACGGTCAGCGCAGACACGTAGTAGGCGCTGCCGACGACGAGCGCCGTCGTGATCTGGCTGCCGATGTACAGCTGCGACGTTTTCAGCCCGGATGCGTCGTGCCCCACCAGATACTTTGTCCCTGGCGTCGGGCCCTCCAGCGAACAGCCGAAGAAACTGCCGCCGCTGACCGTGCCCCAGCCGATGCCAACCTCCAGGCGCGCGACCTCGGTGGCGCCGGTGAGCGCCAGCGATGGCGTCGACACCGTGGCGCTCTGCACCAGGTTGCTGGTGCCGTCACGCACCTCGACGTCATAGGACTCGGCCGCCTCGCCCAGCGGCAGCGCCGTGGCGCTCGGCCAGCGGTAGCTGTAGCGGCTGCGGCGGTCCCAGGTCAGCGTGTTCGAAGTCGCAGTCTTTGTCACGCGCAGGTTCTTCGGCGCGTAGGGCTTCAGCGCCACGCCGGTGTCTGTGATGGTGCGCGCCGTGGCGCTGCTGAGAGTCTTTCCCAGCGTGACCGCCTTGTATGTCACCTCCTCGCCGATGCGCGCTGCGTCGTGCCTCACCCGCAGCAGACCCGCAGCACGCAACAGCACCACCGTCTCGCCGATCGCGTGGCCCGTCATCGCGTGATCGGTGCCGCGCCGGCCGCGCAGCAGCCCGGTCAGCTTGTAGACGCCGGTCGACACCAGCGTGGCCACACGGAACTGGATGACCTCAGCGCCCACCAGCATCGCGTTCGCATCGCTGTCGAGCATGGCGTCGCGTGTGCTGCTGCTCAGCGTGCCTGCGCCCACGTTGACCGTGACGCTGCCGCCCTCGTCGAACACGTTGCCACGGGTCCAACTGGTCAGCGCCACGGTGGTGGTGCCGAAGATGGCGCGGCTGGTGAAGGTGCCGGCCTCGCTGTAGTCGCCGCCGGTGCTGCCCATCAGGCGCGCGCCGGGCCAACTGGTATCGCCCACCGGCTTGGCCGCGGCATAGATGCCTGGCGCGTTGTCGGCGTCGCGCAGGATGGGGATGTCCATGAGCGCCAGCGTGGTGGGGCCAGGCAGCGCCACGCTGAGGCTGGGCGTGTAGTCGTCGCTCGTGATGCCGGCGCTGGACAGTGCTGTGGCGTCGTCGCTCACCCAGTCGAACTCGACGCGCCAGCCTTGCTGCCGGCGCCGCACGAGGCGCACGCGGTAGGTGCTGCCATCGTCGTCGGTCAGCGTCACGACGTCGGTCGGCGTGCGTGCCATGTGGCGTACGTCCAGCATCACGGCGCCGCTGAGCCGGCTTGCATAGCCGTCCTGAACCATGGCGTCGCTGATGCCCTTGGCCTCGGCTGACGTCAGCGCCAGCGGCACCTGGGCGGCGGTGGTGCTGGTGATGTTGCTCAGCAGCCTGTCGCTGTGCTCGGTGGCGGTGTTGTAGTCGGCGTCCGCATTGGCGTAGGTCAGCGCCACCTGCGCCGGGATCTCGCTGTCTGGCGTGCTGTCGATCGGCAGCGGGTCATCGACCGGATCGCCATCCGTGGCGCCGAGTGCGCTGTAGGCGATGGCCGCCGCGCTCGCGCCTCCACGTGGCACAAAGTAGAGCTTGTCCGCGAGGTATGTCTCGAAGAAGTAGGCAGCGGCCAGTTGCTCGAGCACCGCGCGCACCGGCGCCACCTGAGACACGGACAGGCCGCGCACCGGCGTCGTGATGTCGTCCAGCGCGCTGGTGTCCACGCTGCCACTGTCGATGCCGGTTCGCGCCAGCAGGTCGTCGACAACCTCGCGCACGGTCGGCTCGGTCAGCGTCACCGAGTCAAACACAACACGGATCTTGTCAGGCTGGCTTCCGGTCGTGTTGATGACCCCCCACAGGTCTCCGCCAGACACGCCAAGGTTGTTGTTCGATTGCCCGTCGAGAATCCCGCCCGTGATCGTTCGCAGCGCAGTCCACGACGAGCCGTCCAGGCGGTACAGGATGATGCCCGCGTAGCAGTACACGACGCCGAGTTCGTCGGTCATCATGTAGGCCCCGTCATCTGCACCAGACGGTGGCGAAATGGTGTCTAGCAGCGCCATGGTGTCGAGGTCGAACACCCACACGGCTGTGGCGTCACTGAATGCGCCTGGGGCGTTCAGTGCATAGACGCGGCTGCCAGAGATTGCGATCGAACGCACTGCGGTTGTCATCGCGTCGCTGGTCGCGGCGACAGTGCCACCAGACGTGGCGAACCTATACAGCCGCTTGTTGTTCAAGCCGCTGTGCAGTTCGCTGCCGACGACGATGGCATCGTCGCGCCTGGAGACAACGATGGCGGCCCCCGTGTTGTTGATGTTGTAGGGCAGCGTGAACGATGTAGCCCCTCCCTCGTCGTCGACCCATTGCGCAGACGTGTTATTCACCCGCGAAAGGAACATGCCTGACACGTCTGTGTTTGCCTTGACCGGGTTGAACCCGTCGGTGACCGTGTGCGTGAACTGACGCACCAACTCGACGGACTCGGCGCCGAGGTCGAAACGGTAGACATAGGTCAGTCGCGTGGCCACGTTGTCGATGACCATGTGCGTGAACCCAGGGATGCCGAAGGCCGTCACGCCGTGGCGTGACCCATTGGGGATGGTCGTGAGCGTTTGCGGCGCTCGCCCGGCCTCGTCGCCCTCGGTGTAGACCTCGAAAGTCAGGTTCGGCAGTTGCCCGCTGCCGCCAAGCTGCAGGCCCTCGATGAACACCGTGCCGCGCCCCCGGTAGGCCGGCGCGTTGCCGACGCCGACCGCGGCCTCGTAGGTGTAGTCCGGCAGTTGATCCGCGCCACCAGGGTACACGCTGAGGCGGCGCCACGACGTCTGACTCTTGCCGCTCAGCGCCGAAGCCGCGCCGCTGTCGCTGCGCTTCGTCCACACCAGCTTACCGTTCGACCAGACGCGCGAGACACCCTGGATCACGTTGTCGCTGACGCCGATCAGCAGATCGACCTCGTAGGTGTAGGTCGTGCTCTCGATGCTCGGCCCGCCCTTGCCGCCGACTTCGGTCGTGGTGGCGATCTCTCGCTTCTCGCTGGCCCACCAGATTTGCCCGGCCACGCGCGGGTGGCCTTGCACGTAGGGGATCGGCTGCCCGTATTCCGTGCCGGTGACCTTGAGGTCATTCAGCCGCGGCCCCTGGACCTTCTGCGCAGGCCCCAGGCTGGCGCCGATGATGCCGCCGATGGCCCAGCCGAGGCCGGCGCTGCTGATGCCCAGGAATGCAGCGCCAGGGAACAGCGCGCCACCGATGGCCGCGCCTGCAGCGGCGACTACAAGCTGCGCCATGTCAGGCCACCCCAGGGAATCGGTAGGCGCGGCGGTACAGCATGCCGACGCCAAATAGCAGGCGATGCTCGATCACCCGGCCGGCGTTGCTGGCCGCGTGCACGATCGCCAGGCCGCCGTGTCGGTATGGCACCACGATGCCCATGTGTTGCGGGTCGCGCTCGACCGCCACGACCACCACGTCGCCGGGCTGCATGTCCGCCTGGCCGATGCGCTGCAGGTGCGTGTCGCACAGGTCAAGCAGCGTGCCGTCTGGCTGCCGGCCGTAGCCCTGCACGTCGAAGTCGTCGGCCACGATGCCAAGAGCCCGCGCCACGCCGATGACAAGGCCGGCGCAATCCACCGCGACGCCCTTGGTCCGGTGCTGGTGCACCCATGGCGTGCCCAGCCAATCTCGGGCCTCGGCGACGATCTGATCGCGGGTTGTCATTCTGCGTTCGGCTCCGGTGTCTCGGTGATGTCGTCCACGGTCGGCCGGTGCGGCTCGCCCTGGAAGTTCAGCGCGTTGTCGAACTTGGTGATGCAGTCCTCGTCAAGCCGCTTGCGGCAGCCTGCGTGCACGCTGTAGGTGTCGCCCACCTGCACCGGCAGCACAGGCGCCACGGCCAGCGTGAACGTGTCGCTGGCGTAGGTGCGCACGCGGTAGGACAGGCCAGCATTGCTGCCGCCTGTCCATGTCAGCACGCCCTCGGCGAAGTAGTCGTCGGCCTCGGCGCGCGAGGTGTCGGTGAACACCTGCTGGCTTGTGACGCCGGTCAGCGTGCCGGTGACGGTGTAGCTGGCCAGGGTGACGCCGCAGAGTGCATCCCCAAGCCTGGCGCGGCATGTCTTGGTGCTGACGCTGCCGACCGGCTGCTGCAGGTAGTGCTGCAGGCCGCGCAGTTCGACCACGTAGGCACCGCGCCGGGGCTTGACTTGCCCAAGGTGGCCGGCGAACACCACGTCGCGCCCATCGGCGGGCGTGGCCCAGTTGAAGATGAACAACTCGAACGCAGCGCCGTCCCAGCGCCCGGCCAGGATGTCGGGCCGGGTGAACGTGCTGTCGTCGTCCGCGATGATGGTCAACTCGGTGTTGTCCACCGCCATGCCGGCGCTGCTGACCAGGCTCTGCACGTCCAGGCCAGGCCCTGCCAGATAGTCCACGGCGCTGATCGTCACGTCGCGCTGGTGGCTGGTGAACCCGTAGACAGTCGCGTCGGTGCGGGTGATCTTCAGGCCCCAGGCCAGCGTGGTGTCGCCGCTGGCGTAGTGCGTGGCCAGGTTTGCCGGTGTGCTGCGTGCCATGGCGTCAGGTCACGATCTCGACAATGTTGATAGCGTCCCACTCGTGGATCAGCCCCGCGCTCGGGTTGCGGCTGGCGATGCGCGCCCGCAGTTCGTCGGAGTCGAAGCGCATCGGAACGTCGAACTCACCGGACCACGTGAGATTTGCCGCGGTGCGGCCGATGGCCGTCGTGACAATGCCTGTCGTCGCGTCGAGCGTGTAGTCGGTGGTCAGCGTGAGCGTGCTGCCGCTGTCCTTCAACTCGAAGCCAGCGGCCACCGGCTTGGTGATCAGCCGGTCCTGCGTCTGCGCGCCGCTGGTGTAGCGCTTGACGAGTTGAAACGTGGTGCTGGTCAGGCCGCTGACGACGCCGGCCTCGGCGCCGCTGTGCGCCGCGGTGTAGTCGGCCCAGTCCTTGAACCGCCAGCCGTTGCGCCGGCCCTTGCCGACGGCCAGGAAGAACGCGCGCAGGGTCTGGAAATCAGCCTGCGAGTTCAGTCCCTGGCTGACGTCCCACTCGTGCCGCGGATATTGCCAGTTCTGGTTTCGCGCCTCGCGCCCGCTGGCTGCGGCCACGACCGTGGTGCTGAAGACAGGGCCGCCGAGTGCGCCGTAGGCGATGCGCTCGGGGAACCGCGGCGACTCGATGAATGCCATGGCGGTGCTCAGTTGTTGCGGCTGTTGGCCGCTGCGATCTGCCGCGCGATCTCGGCGCCAAACTGCTGCCCGGTGCGGCGGGTTGCGCCAGCTGGCATGGAGACGTTCACGACGATTGACCGACCACCGCTGCGCGCGTTTTCGGCCGCCGGCACGATGCGTTCGCCTTTGTGGATCTTGGCCACCATGTCGCGCGGCACATAGTCCGTGCCGACGTCAAAGCTCGGCAGGCCGCCGAACTCGCCGGCCATCACCGGAATGTTCTGCAGGCCGCCGCCGCCGAACAAGCTGCCGAAGATCCCGGACAGCAGGCCGCCGAAGATTCCGCCCGTGCCGCCGCCAATCGCGCCGCCGATCAGGTTCGTCAGCATGTTGCCCAGCGGTTCGGTGACCAGCCTGCGCGTGATGATCCGCAGAATGTCCTGCTCCAAACCCTTCATGACGTCGCTGAGGCTTTTGCCGGCGACGATGGCATCCTCGAATGCGCTCGTGAACGTCAGCCCCAGGTCAGCGGCGAACTTGTCGGCGTCCTTGATGGCGGTATTGACTGCGGTCGCCGCCTCATAGGCATCCTGCGCCGCGTTCGTCGCGCGCTCGTAGGTGTCGAAGTAGGACGGCCCCAGCGCGTCCAGCAGTTCCTGCTGGCGGGCCAGTTCGATGTTCAGGCGCTCTGCCGGCGTGCGCGTGGCCTCGAATGTCTCGCGCCCGGCGCGCTTCAGTTCCTCCAGCGCGTCCTGCTGTTTCTTGTAGGCGGCGTCCAGCGCGTCGAGCGCAGAGAACCCGACGTCAGCGCCGAAGCCGCTGCCCAGGTCGCTGAAGTCGGTGGGCTTGAATTTCGCGGGCTTGTCCGGCTTCCCGGCCGGCGTTGCCAGGCTGGTGACAGGCTGAACTGCAGCAGGCGGCACGATGCTGCCGCGGCCACCGCCGGCACCCAGCGTGCCGCCTGCGCTGGCGACGCGCTGGTAGAACTCCAGCAGCTTCTGCGCGTCGGCCAGATCCTTCTGCGTGCCGCTGATCTTCAGGCTGTCCAGCAGGCCGCCGCTGGCCTTCAGCCGCTCGAGTTCCTGGCGCAACTCGGCCACGCGGCCGGTGTAGAAGTCCACACCGGCGCCGGCATCGTCGAACGGCTTCGCGCTGATGCTGATGCGCAGGAATTCGCCGAACCCGTCGAACGTCTTCTGCGCGGCCAGCACGCGGTCGATGGTCGCGTTCAGGTACGGCAGCACGTTGGCCGCGATGACGTTGCCCAGGCCGGTGAGGTTCTTCTGCAGCCGCGCGATGTTGTCGTTCAGCTTCTCGCTGGCCTCGGCCATGTCGGTTCCGATGACCAGGCCGAGCGCCTCGGCCTCCTCGCGCATCTGGCGCAGCCCCTCGCTGCCGCCGTTCAGCAGGCTGATCAGCTTGGCGCCGCTGCGGCCGAACAACTCGGTGGCGATGGCGGTCTTTTCGACGCCGTCCGGCAGTTGCGCGAACCGGTCGCTGATCTCGCTCAGCAGCTGGCTGCTGCTCTTGATCGCGCCGTCCGTGCCGCGCACCTTGATGCCCAGTCGCTCGAAGGATTCGGCGGCCAGCTTCACGCCCTTGTCGGCGTCCGACGCTGTGCGGCTGAGTCGGACCAGCGCGCCGGTCAGTTCCTCCTGATTGACGCCGGAGAGTTCCGCGGCGTAGTTCAGCGCCGTGATCTCCTCGGTCAACAGGCCGACCGTGCGCGCCTGCTTTGCCGCAGCGTCTGCCGCGTCGATGCTGGATCGCACCCACTGCGTCACCACCGCGCCGCTGAATGCGCCTGCCAACGCGGCGCCGATGCCCGCGAGCGCGCTGCCGGTGCGGGCGAAGGCACGCTCGATGCGCTGGCTGTCCTTCTCGGCCAGGCGCACGGCCTTGTCGAGGCCCTGCTGCAGACCGGCGAGGCGGGCCTCCAGGTCGATGCTGAGTTTTGCAATGGCCATGTGCGCCCTCGTTGCTACGCCTGCCGCGGCGGCTTGTGCCGCTTGATCACGGCCAGCATTTCGACCAGCAGTTCCGTCTCGTGCTCAGGGATGCCCAGCAGTTCGCAGACAGCCGGCACGCCGCGCCATCCAATGCCGCCCATGCCGGTGGCGAGGTGGTTCCACGCCTGCACCACCAGCACGCTGAACATCGTGGGGTAAGACGTTTCTTCGCCCTCCCACTGGACGCCCGCCTGCGCGTCCAGCAGGGCCGTCAGTTTCCCGACGCGGCGGCCTTCTTCTCGGCGAACGCCTTCACGTCTGCGCCGACCTCCTCGGCCACCTTGGCGCACCAGGCGACCTCGTCGTGCGCGATCTCCAGCCACACGGCTGCGGAGAACGGCAGAGGCTTGGAGTCCTCGCCGGTCCCCAGGATCGCGCCGACGGTGAAGGCTGGACCGCGCCAGTCCACGACGCAGCGCAGATAGGCGTCGAGGCCGTCAGATCGCAGCGCCGGCCAGGAGGCCTCGGCCGGGCGCCGGATCTTCACGCCGTTGCCGGCGTCGAGTTCGATCCAGCGCTCGCGGCCAGCGCGGATGCGGCGGACGACCTCGTCGTCGGTCATCGCCTTGGCGTCAGACATTCGGCTTCACCACCCAGCCCGGCACGGTGATGCTGATCTGCCCGCTGGCCAGGCCGCCAGCCTGCACGCCCTCGCCGGCCAGGCTGGGCTGACCGTACAGCACGCGCAGCGTGGTGCCGCCCTTGCTGATGCGGATCAGCACCTTGGCGCTGTTGACGGCCTTGTTTTCGAGGAACGCGAGCGCGGTGCCGCTGGTCATCGGGTTGCGGATGTCGATCGTGACGTCCTGCGGCGCCAGCAGGCCGGCGATGTTGCGGGTCTTCACGTCGATCAGGCGCGTGTCGTCCAGCGTCGCCGCCGCGCCGCCGCCGACCGTGTAGCCGGCCGCCTCGCTCAGCGTGCCCCAGGTGGCGGCCAGGGTCAGGCTGCCGGCGCTGTAGGTGCTGTAGTTCGTCGTGTCCAGCCCGTTCATGGTGAACGTGTTGGCGTCGGTGTCGGTGCAGTAGACGGCCTGCTCGTCGAGCTCGACCATGCCGGCGGTCACCGTCCAGTAGCCGACGTCGCCGGTCTCCACGGCGTGGCCGGTGAGCGTGGCCGCGCCGGGGTTCGCCTTGGAGACGGCGGTCGGGTTGATGGCGGTGTCGAATGTGAGGGCGACTTCGATCTTGCAATCGCGCCCGACGATGGTGGTCATGGGTCAGTCCTTTCGGTGAGTTGGGCGGCGCCCGGGCATGAAAAAGCCCGCACGCGGCGGGCTGTTGGGGTGAAACTGTGGCGGCCTACAGGAACCACTCGGCGACCAGCGTGGTGCCGTCGAGGCCTGTCTCGGGGTTGAACGTGCTGCCGCGCTGCGTGACGACCACGTCCTCGGCGGCCAGTGCCGTGGTCACGGCGTCGGCGATGGCGTCGGCTGAACCTGGCGCCGTGGCCCAGCAGCCGACGCTGGCGGTGATCTGCGTCGACAGCAGCGTGTTGTCCAGGCCGTAGTCGGGCAGCCGCTGGATCTCGAAGGCGATGTAGGGCGGCGCGATGCCCTCGCCGACCTCGTTCTGCGCGATGCTGGCAGCCGGCACCAGGGCCGTGACGCCAGCAGCGCCGGTGAGCCAGCCGCGGAAGTCGCTTTCGATGCTCACGGCGTCTGCTTCCGGTTCAGTTTGTCGATGGCCGGGCCGAGTGCCCGCGTGAACGCCTGCAGCGCCGCGCTGAGTTGCGCCGCGCCGGCTTCGAGGAACCGCTGGCCAGCCTTGCGCCGCGGCGTCCCGGCCAGGGCATCAGCCCGGCGGCGCTTCTTGGCGCCTGGCGTGCGGCGGTCAGGGCCGCTGGCCGGCGTCCAGCCGAACTGCAGCCAGCGCCAGAAGTAGGGGTCGGTCGGCTTGTTCGCGCCGGCCGCGGCGCCCTTCACTGGCCGGACGTTGACGAACACGCCGACGTCGCCGCGCTTGCGTGCGATCTTGCTGGTGCGCACGCTGAGCGCTTTGCGCACCGTGCCGACCTTGCGCACGCCGCGCTTGATGGCCGACGCGCCGCCGTAGGTGCTGGTCTTCAGCACCGGCGCACGGCGCCGCGCAGCATCGCGCACCAGGCGGGCGCCGACGGTGAGCGCATTGCGCAGCGCGCGCACGCGCAGCTTCGGCACGACGCTGGCCAGTGCAGCCTTGAAGTCATCGATGCCGATCACTTTGGCTTCAACGGCCATCACGCACCCCCTGCAGGCAGTAGAGGTCCAGCCATTCGCGGTTGGCACTCGGCACCGGTGGCGCCACGATGCCCCAGGGTTCGCCGAGGTCGTCCAGCACGCGCATCTCGGCGCTTACGTCGGTGCGGTAGCGGATGCGCCAGGCCATCGCGCCCTCGGCCTGCATCTGGCTGGCGGCGAAGAACTCGCGCCCCTTGGCCGGCATCGGCATGGCCCAGACGGTGGCCACGGCCACCCACGCGCCATTCGGCTGCCCGCGGTCGTCGGTGCCAGACGCGCGGGCCTGGATGGTCACGCGGCGGTCGAGTTGCCCGGCGTTTAGCGGCATGTCACACGCCCCACAGTCGGTAGGGGTCGAGCAGGCGCTCGGTGTAGCTGCCTGGAAGTTCAGCGATGCTGACACCGGCCACGATGCTCTCGCGCATCTTGTAGAGGGTGCCCAGTTCCATGAGCATGAACTGCCGCACCGCTGCCGGCACGCTGGCACCGCTGGCGCCGTAGCCGGCCGTGAAGCGCACGCGCACCACGTTGGCGGCATCGTAGGTGCTCGGCCATGCGCTGAGCGTGGCGGCGGGCAGCAGATAGCCAGGCTCGGTGGTGTTGTCCAGGCTGTATTCGGCGCTGTCCATCACCACGTCGGTGCCGGCGGTGTCGGTGTAGGTCACGCTGACGATGCTGGCCACCGGCGGGCGGCCGAGTTCGATCTCGACCGGCGGGAAGGCGTCGAGCACGCGCTCCCAGGTCTGCGTGATCAGCGACCTGCCAGTCAGGTGCTCGGCCTTCTGCCGGGCTGCCGCGATCAGCGCGGTGATCAGGTCGTCGTCGGTGCTGTGGTCCACGCGCAGGTGCAGCTTGGCCTCGGTGAGCGTGACGGGCTCGGCCGCTGGCGCGGTGATCAGCTTGATGGTCATCGTGTGCCTCCCCGGTACACAGGCCGGCGGCTGGTTTGCAGGTTGGGCGTGCGGCTGGTGGTCTGCAGCCGCGCGCCGGCAGGCTTGGCACTGAGGGGCTGCACGGCCACCGCGCCCTGCACGTAGATGCTCAGCCCAGCCGTGCCGCTGCGCGTTGCCTGCGCCGCCGTGGACATTGCCGCGGTGACGGTGCGCCGCATGATCAGGTAGGCCGACAGCGCGGCCGAGGCAGTCTGCGCGGTCTGCAGCGCAAGATTCACGCCGACGGCCGCGGTCATCAGTTCCTGCACGGCGACATTCAGGCTGGCCGTGACGGTCGACGCCGTGGCGCCCTGGATGGACATGCTCAGGCTGGCCGCGGCGCTGCGGGCCTGCCGCGCTGCCAGCGAAAGATCGGCGGCCAGCGATTGCTGCACGCGCGCCGCGATGCTGGCCGATGCGGTCACGCTGCGGCTCTGCTGCACGGCCATGTCGATGTCGGCCGCCATGCTGCTGCCGGCCTGCAGGTAAGCAGTCAGCGCTGCCGTGGCTGCACGCGCCTGCTGGATCGCTGCCTGCAGGCTTGATGATGCGGCGCCGGTGTCTTGCGCAGCGATCGACACGCTGGCCGTGGCCTGCTGCGCCTGCTGCACTGCGGCCTGGAGTGATGCCTGCGCGGTCTGGACCTGCTGCACTGCCGCTGACGCGCTGGCCGTCGCGCTGTGCGGCGCCTGGATGGCGATGCCGGCCGATGCTGCGGCGCTGCGGGCTGTCTGGATGGCGACGGATAGGCTGGAGGTCTCGGCGACAGTAGAGGCGCCACCGCTGACAACCGCCTGCGGAGACGCAAGCGGGTAGCCACCAAGCGGACCCCAGGCGCTCATTTACAGGCTCGCGGCGAGCTCGAAGATGGCGTCCACCTCCGCGTCTGATTTGCCCAGCGCAGCAGTCATTGACACCAGAAATTGGTTGTCGCGCTGGAACTCCTGCGACTCGTCATAGGCGATCTGCAACTCCGCATCACCGGATGCAGACACAGCGGCCTTGATCGTGTCCAGTAGGCCGACGCGATGCAGGGCAGTCAGCATCTGCCGGCGAGTGACGGGCCTGATTTGCTTGCGCGCCCACCACTCAAGTGCAGCAGGTGTTGCAGCTTCGATTTCTTCTGGTGTTGGCTGTTTGGCTGCCGACATCCAATCAACAACAACAGCGCCATCAGCCTGCGTCAACTTGAAGTCAACGTCAAGGACAAAACCAAGATATGAGAGAACCTGAAGCATCACAGAATCTCCGTCACTGCAAACGTACACGACCAACTGACTGTGCCAGCAGCCCCAATATTTCCGTCGCCCGACCTGTACCAATAGTCAAAGTAGTCACCTAACGATATGGAGTCCTGGATCACAGCAGTGATGCGGTTTACGTTGGACGCCGTCAGCGTGGCGCTCGGCCCGCCCACAACAGTTGCACCATTCCGTCTGATCTCAAGATTTGCGTACTGCCCAGCGGTCCCCGCATCCTTTGGCGCATATGCCACGACGATCTGATACCTCCCTGTCCGGCGAGGCGCTATTCGGTCGCTTGCAGGGACATTGATACTCGCGTTGTCCCAGGTGGATGTCCAAGCACCTGGAGTTGGCGCTGCCGTTGGCCTGATGTATACGCCTGACGACTCGCCATCAGCCGAGGTACTCAGGTGCATTTTTGCGCTCTGAGCGATGCGCCCATCGTAGTCCACCACCCAGGCTGACGATTCAGCAACGCACCGAAGCGTGACCACCTCGCCCGCGATAAACAGCCGACTCCACTCCGTCCCGCCCGCCACGCCATTGAGCGTATCGCCTGACGCTGCGGTAATGATGACCGCGTAACTTGCTGATCCGCTCGACAACATGATCTGCACGCGCTCGCCAGCCTTTGCCGTGGCGGGAAGCGTGTAAGTGCGCGTGGCAGTGAGGCTTGCGGCATCGACCACATAGGAGCGGCCAGCTTGCAGCGAGGTATTTGCATTTGGTCCAGCGATCAATGGCAATTCCACGCTAGCCGCACTCACCGCCGTCGCCCCGAGAATCTGCACCTGCGCAGCGCTGGTGAACGACAGCGCGCTCCCGCTGGTGCTACTCTCCAGCGTGCCCCGCGTCAGCGTCGTGGTGCCGTGCGTGTAGGTGCAGCCGGTGCGGACCTCCGAGCCAACGCCAGTCTCGAAGATGCGAGCGCTGAAGCTCAGGCCGTCGTCTGAAGCGCCAAGCGTGACGTGCAGTGAATCCACAGCGCTGCCGACCGTAAAGTTTCCCGATGTGCTTGGCGTGTTCCCGATGGTGAACCACGCGAGGTTTTTGTAGCTCACTGCACACGCTCCCCAAATCTTGCGCACACGCTCTCCAGCGTGCGCAGGTCAAAAATCTGTGGCTCGCGCAGGCCCATGAGGTCGGCCACGGCTTCTGAGCAAAACCACCGCCGCCGCGAATGCCCGAAGCGAGGCCACAAGACGCCCAGCAAGCCGAGCAAGTCGTAGCCTTCGCCCTTGTGCTGGGCCAGCCACGCCAGCGGGTCGGTGACCGCCTCGATCTCGTAGACGCGCCACTTGCCCGCTGGCAGCGGCATCCACTTGCCACGCACGCCACCATCCAGCCAGGACGACGAGACGCAGTGATGCAGGCCGGTGTCTGTCCAGACGCTGGCCACCTCGCAATGGGCAGAGTCGCCGCCACGCAGCCAGCAGACGACGCGAGCGAATAGGCGGCTGTCACCGTAGCGGAAGGCGACGCGCACCGTGGTCACGGCGTCATGTCCTGCGTCGTCACCAGCACCTCGAAGCCGTTGCTGTAGACCCGCACGCCGTTCAGTTCGACCACGGCCCATTCGACGTGCTGCGGCGGCGCCACGTGCGCCAGGCCGGCCAGCGCTTGCAGCTTGGCGGCCAGTTCCTGTGCAGGCATGTCCATGCGCTGCAGCAACTCGCCGGCCAGTTCGTTCAGCTTCGGCAGCACGCGGTCAGCCGCGGCGCCCATGGCCAGGCCCTTGATGGCGCGGCGCACGAACATGCGGCCAGCCTCGGCGTCCTGCAGGATCAGCACGGCGCTGCCATTGCTGGCCACGGCCATGCCGTCGAGGCGCGCGATCACCCAGGGCACCGGCTGCGCGGTCATTGCCGCACCCCCGATACCGTCAGCGCGTCACGTAGCGCTTCCCGCGGACGATTGCACTGATGGCGAACTGAGATACGCCGTACAGATCGGCGATTCTTTGCTGCGAGACGCCGCCTGCCGCATACATGGCCCTGATCGCCTCTGCCTGCGCCATCGACAGCTTGGCGCGCCCGTTCCCCGCGCCAGATCCCTTCCCAGCGCGCCTGCGTCTTTCCACCATGTCGCGCATGTTCTGCGCGTGATCGCCAAGGTAGAGGTGGGTCGGATTGCAACACAGCGTGTTGTCGCATCGGTGCAGGACCATGGCGCCATCTGGTATGTCGCCGAATGCAATCTCGTAGGCGACTCGGTGAGCCCGTGAAGGTTTCCCGCGCCATCCGAGTGCCCCGTATGGCGTTGGGTTCTTGGTGGCGCGAGTCCGCAGCCCTGTCCAAGGCCAGCACGCATCTGGCGATCCACGATCCACGCGCGCATGGAACGCCTGCACGCGATACGCGGCCCATCGGTCCTGCATGTACTGCTTCGACGCCATTTTTGCCGGCTCCTTTGCCGACATTGTACATCGTCACAGATTTCACGATGTCAGACCTCATTCCACGCGATGGTCAGCGTTTCGCTGGACGTCAGCCCGCCGCTGGCGGTGTCGGCCACGGTGGCGATCATCACCAGGTGGTCGCCCTTCTCGCCCGTGCTGGTGAACGGCCCGGCGCCCAGGCTTAGAGGGCTGTCGCTGGTGTAGGTGAAAAAGTCGGAGTAGCCGGTGGTGGCGGTGGCTTCGGCCGGCGTGGCGTAGCTGCTCACGGCCTTGGCGTACAGGCCCACGCCGGTGCCCAGGCCGTTGGACCCGTCGCTGTAGGCGACGATGTCGGTGATCTGGCTGTAGCTGCCGCCGGTGACGTTCAGGCGCAGCCACTTCTCGTAGCTGTAGTCCGTGCCGGACGCTGGAACGAC